GTTTCTGTAGGTGTTCCCACTACTTGAAAGGATAGTGAGACGGTCTGTGCATCCGGTGCTGAACCGCCGACATTTGGGAATGTAGGCAAGATATTACAAGCGAAAACTGCGCCCGTGACGGCGGTGACTGATGCCGCTAAAGTTGTGTTTGGTGCGGTTTCTGTGGCTGTCCAAAGTGATTCGCAGAGTGAACTTGCTGCGCCCCAATCGGCGAGCATTTCCACATTGAGCATCCAAGAATCATCTATGGCTTTATAAGCGCGACCATCTAAAGTTTGGTACGTTTCGATGACGTGATCGGCTTCAAGTGAGACAGTTGTGGCTTGTGCGTCGTAACTTACGGTTGCGATCGTCAATACTAGATCGCGTCCGGTGATGACGGTCGTTGGCATAATTACTCCTAATTGGTTTGGGTGTATTGGGTTGAGAGTTCGATCTCGGACATCAGAATCTCCGAAGCTCCGATCGTCATTGGGACGGGATTAGACACGGATCCCACCGTGTAACCTGACGGAATAACCGCCAGAATGCTTATGATCAACTTCTCGATGTTGTCGAGTGCCGATGCGTTGGAGTACATAGCGACTCCGATAGTTATTACAAGATTCACTTTGACGCGTGTAGAAGTCCCGATCAGATTTGGTTCAAGATACGGCGTGTTAGGTACCACCGCGGCAAAAGGGACGATTGGCGCTTCCGGTACCGCGTCGTAGGTATTAGCTGCAACGCCGGCAATCGCCGTCTTAAGAGCGCCTCGAACGTTGACCGCGATAGATGATGCGGTCATGCCAACATCGCTCCGGTATCAAGTGATTTACCTAGTATCCCGATGACTCTGTTTAGTAGTGATCGACCCATCCGGTACGGAGTCACTTGGAAATCAACGCCTTCGATTTGTCCACCGGCAGCCGTGATCGACTGGAATACTTCAACCGAGACGACAATGATCGCTTCGTAAACGGCTGGATTTGACGCGTAGATAGTAGCTGCGTCTTTGCCTGAAAGATAAGTGTCGCCGTGTGGAATGACGGCGTTCGCGTTAATGTCCGCATTTGTTTTGGCATAAGAAAACTGATATTCGCCATCGACGGCGGTAACGGTGTACGTGCCGTTAAATGTTGCGTCAACGCCAGAGACAACGACACTCGATCCCACGATGTAATTGTGTGGAGTGTTGGTCAGTAGCGTGGCAACGTTTGATTGAACGCGACGATTTGTAACGGCTGACGAATACGAGACAAGAAGTGGCAAGATCACCAGTTCGCTTGTGTCGATTATTTTTTGCAGATAGGCGTCATTGTAGAGAGAAGAACTCACGCCAAGCACCGAACGAAGTTCGGACGGAGTGACTAGCGACATGAGTTCTTCCCTTCTACTGCTGACCCGACTCGGGAGCGAATCGGGTCATGATTGATGTGTTATGGATCAGGTCTTATTTACGCCGAACGCGCCAGCGCCGATCTTTGTCGCCACTGCACCAAACGAGTAAACGCCCACTGTTATGGATCCGTCTGCTGTTGACTCAGCGCGTAGCTGATACGAAGGTGATTCGTACCATGTGTACGCGTCTGGGTTGATGATCATGATTGAGTCATCGGTGTCTGTTGTCGCCGCTGTGTTAGCAGTTACGTAAAGATCGAGTCCGGCAACGCGCCCGCGAAGGCTTGTAGGTGTTGCAAGGCCAGGTTGGTTCATTGGTTGAGTTACTTCGTTATAGATCGGACGACCGCTGTCATTTAGTGACATCAAGTTTGACCACTGTGAAGTGTTTACCAAGATATTACGAGCGAATGGATTTGCAAGTCCGGCTGTTGCCGCGTAAACACTTGCTGCACCGCGACCAATAAACGCAAGAAGTTCTGCGGCTGTTGGATATGTTGCGATTGATGTAGCGTCTGCGGTTGCACCAGATACCAAGACACTATTTGTATATGTGTCTTGCTGCTTTGCCATGGCCGCGACCATGTTGCTGAGAAGTTCATTAAAGAACACGGGCGAAGTTCTTTGCAGCAACTCCACTGAGAATTTCTGCTGGCCAGCGAACTTTTTGACATCCACTGAAACGAAGGCAGAATTTTGGTCTGTTTCTGTAAACGCTGCATCTTCTGCAACGGTTCCGACGGCTGGTGCAACTGTGATCTTTGGAATCTCAAAAGTCATACCGGCATCTGGAAGTGTTCCACGTGAGATTGCATCGATTGATGGGCGGACGGTTGTTGATAGTCCGTTAATTACTTCGGCAAGCTGGCGAGTAGGCACCAGACCTGCATTGTCGGTCGTATTATCTGCGGCCATAATGTATTGGCGAGCAGACTCGTTACCCATAGCCGCTTGGATCTTGTTTTCAAGATATTTTGCGGCTGTGATCTCGATGCGTGGTGATGAATAAGCGACAGATTTAACTGACGCTGTTACTGACTGCGCGGCTTCGACCGTCTCGACGGTGTCCGCGTTTGTGACGGTGTTTTCCACTTCGTCTCCTTCTGTTGTTGGTGTTGGTGTTGCTTCTGCTTCTGCGGGCGCGGCTATGGCAAATCCCGCACTTGGTCACACGGTTCACATCGACAACCTTCGAGCTGTGATGAACGATCCCGCCGACGTTGTCCGTACCGAAGTCTTGTGCCGGTGGGTACAAACGATCTCCAGCGCGATTCCCGCTGGTGAATGGGCTGAGTGTGGAATGGACGGCTTTGAAGTCGATCGAGAGAAAGTCGTCTGGTTCGGATTGGATTGTTCACCGGATCGACGCGACGCAGCTCTTGTACTTGCTCAACAAATCTCCGAAGGCGAGTTCTTTGTAAAACTACTCCGAACTTGGCACAATCCAATCTCGCTAGATGATAAGGCGATTGCTAACGACATCGCCGAACACTTCCAAGAATATCCGGTCGAAGTTATCGCGTATTCACGCCGTACATCGTCTGCGATCGCGGCTAGACTTCAACCAGCCGGAATCCCAATCGCCGATATAGACGGGGCTCTTTACGGTCAATCCTGCGATGAACTTTTGGGAGCGATAACATCGAAAAGACTACGACACGGCAATCAGGCGGAGTTAACGAAGCAAATTCTTTCGGCGGCGAGATTACCCTTTGGCGATGGTGGCTGGACAATAGGACGGAGAGCGTCACAGTCGACTGTGTGCGCGACGGTTGCATCTGCGCTCGTCACACACTACGCGACACGCCCAGAGACGGATCTTGACATCATGATCGGCTAACGGTATCGGGTCTCTAAAATTAGAGACATGGCCATCAAAGATTTCTTTATTACCGCGCCGACTCCGGTGAGCGAAGTAAACGTCGATGCCGCACTTGCGCCGGTTAACTCGATCGACGCGCTCGGTGCGCCGTATTTTGCTTATGGCCAATCAGCTACGAGAGCCGAAGCTATGGGTGTACCCGTAATCGCTCGCGCTCGCGGAATAATCTGCTCCACAGTTGCTTCGCTGCCACTTGAGACAAAAGTAAAAGAAACAAATGAGACCGTCGCATCTTTTCGCGTAATCAATCAACCGGATCCAAGAATCACCGGCGCTGAGTTCTGGGCGTGGATTGCGGAAGATTTACTTTTCAGACCCGCAGCGTATGCGAGAGTGTTATCTCGCTATGCAGACACGGGCAGAATTCAATCGATGGAAAGAATTGCACCGGAACGCGTTGAAGTATTAACTAACGGACTCGGTACGGAAATCGACGCGTATCGTGTTGACGGATATTCGATTGCGCCTGAAGATCTAGTCGTCTTTGGAAATATGCAAGAAGGTTTACTCAATCGCGCTGGTCGCACAGTTCGATCCGCACACGCACTAGAAAAAGCCGCGTATGACTTTGCGTTGAATCCGATTCCACAAATTGTCTTATCAAGCAACGGCGTACAACTTCCAAAGGATCGCGTTGCGACATTAATCAACGCTTTCAAGAACAAAGCATCGAAGGCTGTAACGTTCTTAAATGCTGACATCAAAATGGACACGATTGGATACGATCCCAAGAATCTCCAGATGAATGAGGCGAGACAATATCTCGCGCTTGAACTTTGTCGCGCCATTGGTTTACCGGCATGGTTTGCGTCCGCTGATCCATCCAGCATGACGTATTCGAACGCTGTAAATCAACGGCGCGACCTTATCGACTTCTCGATTCGTCCGGTACTTACGATCATCGAGCAAAGACTTTCACTCACGGATTTCACTCCGGCATCACAATATATCCGGTACGACCTAGACGACTTCTTGCGCGGCAACCCTTACGAAAGAGCGCAAGTGTACGAAATTCTAAACCGCATCGGTGCGATGAGCATCGACGAGATAAGAGAAGAAGAGGACATGATCGGATGAAGCTAACAACACCTATGACTATCACCGCGGCTGATTCCGAGTCGCGCACAATCACCGGACGCATCGTGGCATTTGAAGAGCCAGCGAATGCATCCACCGGCAAAGTGGTATTCGCAAAAGGATCAATCGAACCAAAGAACGTATTTCTAAACCTTGAGCATGACCGTACACGTCGCATCGGAAAGACGATGGAGATGTCACTCGATGGAGACGGCGCGATCAATGCAACCTTTAAAATCGCCAACACGACCGCTGGAACCGACGCACTTGTCGAAGCTATGGACGGACTTCGTGACGGCTTTTCGATCGAATTGGCTGTCGATGACTACGTCCAAGAAAAGAACGGAACGATGCGCGTACTAGCGGGAGAACTTACGGGAGTCGCACTTGTTAGCGAACCCGCCGTCCGATCAGCCCGTGTCGCTGAAGTCGCCGCAAATGAAGGCGAACAAGATTCTGAATCTGCACCCGCAGAAGCAGAAGCAACACCAACACCAACAACAGAAGGAGACGAAGTGGAAAACACCGTCACAAACGCGGACACCGTCGAGACGGTCGAAGCCGCGCAGTCAGTAACAGCGTCAGTTAAATCTGTCGCTTATTCAAAGCCACGCATCGAAGTAACAGCCGCAAAATATCTTGAGAACAAAATTCAAGCGGCTATGGGTAACGAGTCTGCTCGCCAGTACATCATGGCTGCGGACAACACAACAGACAATGCGGGTCTTGTACCTACACGCCAACTGACAGAAGTAATCAATGGGTTATCGACAACCGTCCGCCCATCAATCGATGCAATCTCACGCGGCACACTTCCAGACGCCGGTATGACTTTCGAGATTCCAAAGATCACCGTTGCACCAGCCGTCGGAACAATCGCCGAGGACGCAGCGTTCACAGATACAGATCAAAACTCTGCCTTCGTTTCAGTGGATGTCAAAAAGTTCGCCGGACAGCAGAAATTCTCAGTGGAGTTGCTGCAAAGAACTTCACCCTTGTTCTTTAATGAACTTCTCAGCAATATGGTCGCGGCAATGGCTAAGCAGCAAGACACATATACAAATAGCATCTTGGTATCTGGTGCAACCGCAGACGCAACAACCATCACAACATATCCAACAGCCGCTGAACTTCTAGCGTTTATCGGTCGCGGTGCAGCAAGCGTTTACGGTGCCACAGCCGGTCTTGCAAATCCATTCGCTCGCAATATCTTGGTGAACACTTCACAATGGGGAAATCTCATGGGTCTAAATGATTCAGGTCGCCCAATTTACAACGAAGTAACTCAGCCAATGAACCAACCTGGTCTCGCAACACCAACATCGCTACGCGGTCGCGTTGCCGGACTTGATCTCTACGTAACTGCTAACACAGCGGCAACAACAGACACCGATGACTCAATCTTGATCATCAACCCAGACGCATATACATGGTACGAATCACCTTCGTATCAACTACGAGCTGAGTCAACAGCCGACGGATCCATCACCGTGGGCGTTTACTCGTTTGGTGCAGTGGCGACAAAGATCGCTGGCGGCGCGTTCGGCGTAAATAAAGGCTAATTAGCCAAAGTCAATCATGAGGCGGTTCGCTCCCGATCCGCCTCAGCAGTAGAAAGGGAAGGGCTTATGCCACTCGTCACTCCGTCAGAACTTCGTTCTGTGCTAGGCGTAAGCTCTTCTCTCTACAATGACGCTTATCTAACAAAAATAATCGACACTAGCGAACTGGTGATCTTGCCACTTCTAGTCTCGTATTCCTCAGCGGTTACAAATCGCCGAATCGCTTCAAACGTTGCCACACTACTGACCAACACTCCACACAATTACATCGTGGGATCGAGTGTCGTCGTCTCTGGCGTTGACGCAACATTTAACGGAACTTACACAGTCACCGTCGTCGACGAATATCAATTCTCTTATGCAAAGACAAACTCGGACATCAACGCGAACGCCGTTATCCCACACGGCGACACTTATCTTTCTGGCAAGGACGCAGCTACCATCTACGCGTCAAATCCAGCCGTTTACGAAGCCATTATCGTCGTCTCGGTTGAAGTATTCCAATCCATCACCGCTGCCGGTGGTCAAATCGAAGGCGTTGATTTCCAAGTGACTCCTTACCGAATGGGTCGATCACTTCTAAACAGGGTCATCGGGATTCTAGGCAAATCACTCGATACCGGAGCGATGTTGGCATGACCGCATCATCTATCGCGGTCAACGTTCGAGGCGCTCTTAAGACGGCGATCGCCGGCGTTGCAGCTAATACCTACGACGCAGTACCGGAAGCGCCAATCGTTCCCTTTGCCGCGGTCGTACCTAACACGCCTTATCTTGAGCCAAACTTGATCGGGACTTCTACGCGAGTCAAGATCAATCTTGTAATTACCATCGGAGTCGCTATGTACTCCAACGCATCGGCGCTCGACAATATCGAGAAGTTGATCCTAAGCATTCTGGCGGTTATCCCGTCAGGTTACACGGTGGGATCCGTGTCTAATCCCGTCCCAATGACGATCGGAGCTTCAGAGATTCTGATGTCCGAGATCGAACTATCCACGCAATACACACAGACCAATTAGGAGTAATTATGCCAACGACCGTCATCACCGGACGCGATCTAGTATTGACGATCGCTACCGTAAACTACGACGCACAAGCTACAACTGTCTCACTTGAAGCCGACCATGTAATCGAAACGTACCAAACTTTAGACGGTCGCGCCTATAAAGCCATAGATGATTCTTGGACTCTCAATGTGGAAATGCTCGCCGATTGGGGCGCAGTAGGTTCACTCTGCGAATCACTTTGGACAGCGACAGAATCCGCACCAAATACAACTTTAGCCGCATCGATCACAGCCGTAACCGGTGCCGTGTTCGCTTGCAACATTCTGCCAACGTTCCCAAATGTCGGCGGTTCAGCACCGGATGCACAGACCGTCTCACTATCCTTTCAAGTAGTGGGAACACCTACAGAAACATTCAGCTAAGAGATAGGAAATCGGGAGCATGAAAACAGGGATAACAATTACATATTTCTCAGGGGACTCGGAGTCGTTCACCGCATCGACACCGGAATTCGTAAAGTGGGAACGAAAGACAGGCTTGAAGGTTACACAACTCGGCGAAAACGTCGGGCTTGATGATCTGCTTTTCTTGGCGTACAACGCTAAAAAGCGCGAGCTTGCCGGACAACCTATAAAGCCTTACGAAGTCTGGTGCGATACGGTGGACGATATTCGATCTGAGGAAGTGGATAGCCCAAAAGTTACGCCGCCGGAAGCCTAAATAGAGTCTTGGTAGAACTCGCGATCGCGACAGGGATACCAATGAAAGAATGGGAAACGGCGGAGCAGATCTACACCGCAATCGAGATATTGGAGAAAAGGAATGGCAAGTAAACAAGGAACCTTTGCCATCCAAGTCGAACCGGCTGCACTGCGTAACTTGATCCAAACTCTCAACTTGTTAGACAAAGAAACTCAGAACGAAGTTCGAGATGCCGCGTATCCGTTATCTCAACGACTAGCGGGACAACTTTTGATGTTCAGCCAATCGGCTCCATCTCCACAGACAAAGCTAGTGGCACAATCGATCACGGCTAAAAGAGATCGGTTGATTCGAGTTGACGTAGGTGGATCAAAGAAGGTCGGTCGCAAATACGGCGGCGAACAATCAAAGTCTGGCAAAGGCGCAAAGGTGCGGCAGCAATCCGCGCCAGCCGGTGCGCTTCTTTGGGGAACCGAATACGGATCTGGCAAAGGCACAGACTCACTAGGTCGAGCATATTCCAACCGATTCAAGGCGGCTCGTAACAAGCGCGGATATTGGATTAATCCGGCGGTTGATTACTACACGCCAATCGTTGCAAAAGAGTACATCGATATAATCCAGACGATCATTCGAAAGGTGGGACTCAACTAATGGCTGGTATTCCAAAGGTCAAGATCACCTTCGACGCGGATTTTGACGAGTTAAAGCGTGGAGTTAAAGGCGCAGAAGCCGAAGTTCAAGGGTTTGGCGATAAGGTTGCCAAGTTTGGAAAGATGGCTGGTGCGGCGTTCGCCGTTGCCGGCGCAGCGGCTCTCGCTTACGGTGCGGTACTTTTAAAGCAGGGAGTGGAGTCGGCTATCGCCGATGAGCAGGCTCAGGCAAAACTAGCCACAACGTTACAAAATGTTACCAACGCAACCGATGCACAAATCGCCGCGGTCGAAAATCAGATTCTCCAAACTTCGCTCCTAACCGGACTTACCGACGATCAACTTCGTCCGAGCTTCGAAAGGTTCGTCCGCGCCACTAAGGATTCGGACGAGGCTTTAAAACTCCAGAAGGTTGCCATAGATGTTGCCGCCGGATCTGGTAAGTCACTCGAAGCCGTAACGAATGCAATGGCTCGCGCCGCCGAAGGTAATACCGGAGCGCTTTCAAGATTGGGCGTAGGACTCACAGCCGCTCAGCTTAAGACCATGTCGATGGACGAAGTTACAAAGGCACTTGCGACAACGTTCGGCGGGCAAGCGACTATTCAAGCGGACACTTTTGCCGGCAAGTTGGCTCGTCTACGCGTTGCATTTGACGAAGGAAAAGAGACAATCGGATCCTTTGTATTAGACGCAATTACTCCAATGATAAATACAATAGTAAACACCGTCATTCCAGCCGTTGCAGGATTCATCGATTCCGTTGGCGGCAAAGAAGGCTTGACTAGCGCTTTTAAGACTTACATCGATCTCATCAAGAATATATTCCAACCGGTACTTGAAGGCTTTAAGTTTGCATTTGATCAGATCAAAAACGCCGTCATAGCAAATAAAGATGAGTTTACGGTTCTCTTTAAATTCTTGAAAGACTTTGTGGCTCCGTTGCTTGGTGGAGTTCTAAAATTAGCCATTCAAGGAATCGGTATCGCTCTGGGAGTCGTCATCAATGTTGTAGGTAATCTTGTAAGCGGATTCCAGACACTCTTTGGAATCGTTAAAAGCGTCGTGGGTGCAATCCAATCCCTGATCTCTTTGGTTGCTAATAATCCGGTCGTTAAAGGCATCGGTAACGCGATCAGTTCGGCTTTTGGTGGCTTTCGCGCCGAAGGTGGTTCAGTGTCGGCTGGCAAGTCTTACGTCGTAGGCGAGCGCGGGGCGGAGATGTTCGTCCCTAGTTCGAACGGGACTATTATTCCAAACGGCGGGATGGGTAGCACCTTCAACATAACCGTGAACGGAGCCATCGACGCGGAAGGCACAGCTCGAACAATCGTCGATGTACTCAACCGGTCAAATGCCCGCGGCACTTTGGGCGCGAATAGGTTTGCTCTCGTATGACCCTTTGGACACCTACGTGGAGCATTGAAATTGATGGAGTCGAGTATAAAGACGTGGCTCTTGCCAATCTGACAATTGGATCTGGTCGCACAGATATTTACGAACAAGCCATCGCTGGTTATTGCAATTTAACTCTAATCAATCTTGACGACTCAACTATAACCGCCGCTATAAATTCGGCTGTGACCGTATACATCAACGACTCCACGGGAACTCCGGTCGCTATATTTGGCGGATCAATCACGGATCTAATTGTGGGAGTGCAATCAGGTGGCTCGATTGGAGTCACTCAAACCATCTCCATCGTGGCTTTAGGCGCACTTTCACGACTTCCAAAAGTACTCACCGAAGGCGTATTGACCAAAGCACTCGACGGAGTCCAGATCGAGTACGTACTCTCTCAAGCTCTTTTTACTCGTTGGAATGGCGTACCAGCCGCGGAAACGTGGAACGATGTCGATCCGACGCTAACTTGGAATAATGCCTACAACACCGGATTAGGCGAAATCGACGCGGGTAACTATGAACTAGCTGCGCGAGCCGCTGACGTTACGGATATTTACTCTCTCGTATCTTCATTGGCTACTTCGGGACTTGGCTATCTTTACGAAAACTCGGCTGGTCAGATCAGTTATGCGGACTCAACCCATCGAACTCAATATCTAGCGGCTAACGGTTATGTGAACCTTTCCGCAAATGACGCATTCGCTAGCGGTTTACAGACCGCGGTACGAGCCGGAGACATCCGCAACTACATAACTTTAGGCTATCGCAACGGCGGACAAGTCACGGATTTCGACGAGACATCAATGGCGCTTTACGGCACTCTGGCTCAAAATATCCAAACCAGCCTACACAATGAGTCAGACGCAGAATCTCAAGCCGCTTTCTATCTAACGCTTCGAGCTTTGCCACAGGCTAACTTCAATCAGATCTCGTTCCCACTTGGGTCGCCAGAAATCGATAACTCGGATCGAGATAACTTGCTCAAAGTGTTTATGGGAATGCCGGTCAATATCAACGACCTACCCTTGAACATGGGATCTAACTTTCAGGGATTTGTGGAAGGTTGGCAATTTCAAGCGGGTATTAACTCGCTGACCGTCTCGCTTTACGTGACTCCCGTGGCTTATTCGCTACAGGCGTTTACGTGGGCAGATGTGCCTGTCATCGAGACTTGGAACACAATCGAACCTACACTTGAGTGGTTAAATGCCACCGTCGTCGCATAAGGAGAAAACATGGCAACAACTACACCCAACTACGGATGGGCAGTACCCACATCGACCGATCTTGTAAAAGACGGAGCGACCGCAATCGAGACACTTGGCGATTCTATTGACGCATCGTTCGTTGGACTCAAAGGCGGAACTACCGGTCAAGTCTTATCCAAGACATCAAATACGGATTTAGCCTTTACGTGGGTCGCGCAAGATGACTCAAACGCAATCCAGAATGCAATTGTCGATGCTAAAGGTGACTTGATTGGAGCAACCGCAGCCGATACACCGGCACGGCTAGCCGTAGGTACAAATGGTCAGATACTCACAGCGGATTCAACGGCTGCAACCGGACTAGCTTGGGTCACTCCGACCGGCGGAAGTGGTCCCGCATTTCAGGCTTATAGCACTCCAACCCAATCGGTATCTAGTACAACCAACACAAAAGCGACAATGACGAATGAGGCTTTTGATACCGATAACTGTTTCGCATCTAGTCGCTTTACACCAACAAAAGCCGGTTACTACATGATGACCGGATCCATTTCATTTACCGGTGGAGCCACTAAAACATATCGAGTTCTGCTCTATAAGAACGGAAGCAATTATTCTAGCTGGAACACAATGTCGATTGGACCAGCAGTAGCCAATCCGACTCTAGATAACACGGTCTTGATGTATCTAAACGGCTCCACGGATTACTGCGAGTTATACGGCTGGACAGATGCAACATCGCCCGAATTCTATCAATCAACATTTCAAGGAGTATGGATCCGATCATGACCTTATACGAGAAAATAATCGCAGCATTCCCTGAGTTAGCCGACAACATCGATCTTGATCGTCTGGGTATTAACATCCAAAACGACTCCGATGGGACAGGCGACTACATCGCGCAATGGGACTATTCAACGCCACTCACGGCTGAATTGAAGAAATTCTTACGATGAGTTATCCAATAGGTACAGCCGCTCATGCCATCGAAATAGCAAAAGCCGAAATCGGAACGATCGAGGAAGGCGACAACTTGACCAAGTATGGCAAATTTACAAAAGCCGATGGGTTGCCGTGGTGCGGTTCATTCTGTAATTGGGTGCTGGCAACCGCCGGCGTGAAGGTTCACTCGGTCGTATCGACCGCAGTGGGTGCGCATAAATTCAAGGAGATTTCACGGTGGAACGAGATACCCGCGCTTGGTGATCTCGCATTTATGGACTTCCCACACGACGGAGTTGATCGAATTTCTCACGTGGGAATTGTCGTCGGCATCGATGGTAAGACGATCACGACTATCGAAGGCAACACATCCGGAAGCGGCGACCAACGCAACGGCGGCATGGTCATGGTTAAAACTCGCACCGTAGGGAAGGAAGTGGTCGGCTTTGGTCGTCCCAAATATGTCCCGTACAAAGGCGAATATCCAACGATTAAAGTCGAGACTCCGAAGCTCTCGATCTTAAAAAAGGAGAAAAAGAAATGAAAGAAATCAAAGGACTAGCTGCGTCTTGGGCGCGCTCATTCTTAGCGGCATCTGTCGCGGTTTACATGGCAGGGATCACGGATCCAAAGGCGATCGCCGGAGCCGGACTAGCTGCGGTGCTACCGGTTGTCTTGCGCTATCTAAATCCTAACGACGCATCTTTCGGGTTAAAGGGGAAGTGACTCGGAAACTACTCTGGGCAACTCTAGCGGCGGGTCTTTTGCTAGGGTTGTCCGGTTGTGGTTATCAGGGTTGGACGCGGTATGAGTGCCAAGAATTCGAAAACTGGGATTCGCCTGAGTGCAATCCGCCGCAATGCAAGGCTACCGGAGTCTGTACTGAGGACATATACGGAGAAAATCCCAATGGGTTCACATCAAAAGCGCCTAAGTAACGAGCAACTCAAAGCCAGACTCATCGTGTTTATCGGAGTCGCTTTGGCTCTTACTTTCATGTTCTCGGTTGCAGGAATGCTTTACGCGTTGATATTCGTAACCCAGCCACTAGGCGACCAAGCGCCCAACGATCGAGCGTTCATCGAGCTTCTATCTACACTCACGATCTTTTTAACAGGTGCGCTCGGATCCGTGTTGGCATCAAACGGACTCAAGGACAAGGCAAAAGACCAAACCGACACGCCCAAAACCACGCCTGATTCTTGACGATGTCCCACCTTTGCTTCACTCTATTCGTAGGGAGCGAAGTTCAGTAGTTCCCGACGGGAGCAAAAATGTACACACTAGGAGAAGTCGCCGCTTGGTTGCTATTGGGAGTCTTAATCGGCTTTACGAGCGGTTACACGTTAGGGCTAAAAGAAGGCAAGCGCGAAGGATTTATTCGCGGCAAGATCGCAGCTCGTAAGAATGCCGAGATCCGCTAATGGGATTCTTAGACGGTTATGAGACCGTAAATCAAAAAGTTATCAGACTACATGCCACCTATCCGACCAACCGGATCGAGACATCGATCGTCGATTGGCAACCGGAGAAGGGCTACATCTTGATCGAGTGCCGGATCTACCGTAACTACGAGGACGAGAAGCCGGCGGCTATCGACTACGCCCACGGCATGGTCGGCGCGTATAACGTCCAAATGAAGCGCTGGTATATCGAAGACACGGTCAGCAGTGCAATCGGTCGATGCGCGTCCGTTGTACTCGGTACGGAGACGAAGCCAAGTCTTGAAAATATGGAGCAGGTCGAGACAATGCCGAAGGCGTTCATTGAAGACGATCCGTGGTCGAAGCCTTTTGGTGAGGATGGATTCGCCACGGCAAAGTCCGCAATGGACGACATCAAAACTAAACTAGGCGGCGAGATCGTAGCCGAGTCACCTATATGCGCACACGGTCATATGTTGCTCAAAGAAGGCACATCTCCAAAGACTAACAAGCCCTACCGAGGACACGTCTGCGTCGAGAAGGTAAAAGCCAACCAATGCAGCCCTATTTGGTACGAAGTCACATCAACCGGCGGATGGGCGGCGAGAAGCTAATGGGCGAACTACAAATCATCAAAATCAACACCGGAGAACGTACGAGGATCCAAGTCGACGGCTCGGTCATAAAGGATCAGGTTGACCCGCCGAAGCTCGAATGGTGCGACAAGTGCCAAGCGTGGAAGCCGATCGAATTTGGTCGTTACGACGGCGCTCACGGGTTGACGATGTTATGGGTTTGCATGGAGTGCAAATGAAAATGAAAATAGCCCATGAGGACGAATGGACGGCTGCAAAGGTCGCCATCGAACGGGTTGAGGAAATCGAAGGTAAACCGGATCACGTGTCCCGATACAACAAGAATCTGTCATTTCATGACTACATCTGCGAGATAGCCGAGTCGGTTGGAGCCGAGATAGCGGTGGCAAAATACTTCGGTATTAAAGACTTCAACCCGCGAGCTTCACGATTCAAACGCACAGCGGACGTAGGTTCGATCATCGAAGTTAAGTGGACGAAATACGACGCTGGAAGTCTGATCATCTACGACAACGATCGAAGTACAGACATCGCCATCCTAGTTACCGGCAAAAGCCCAAACTACGTCTTAAAGGGTTGGATACCGGTAGCGATTGCAAAGAATCAAAAGTGGCGCAGACGCGACCAACCTACATATTGGGTCGAGCAATACAACTTGCACCCAATCGAGAACTTGAGAAGGAGCAGTCATGGAGAAGCTACGCTTCCAGTGTCGAGTTGAGAAAATGGTCAAAGATCACGCGGTCTTTAAAAGTGAGATCCCACTAGGCGAAGCGGTCGTCTGGGTTCAATGCCTATCTTGCGGCGTTATGGGAATCAACA